ATACGCGTTACAACTTATTATAATTTGTCGTTTACTGCAGAATCCTTCTAGGTGAGCGCACAGGGTTAGTATTACCCCTGTGCGCTAGGAATGCTCACTTTTTGTCGTTTTGTGTAAAGTCAACTATGTGGCGTGTTGTTGTAATTAAAGTGCGTCAGCGCTTACGTATTAAAAGATTCCTTTTCTTCCTTTAAATATCTGCACTTTCTTTCCATTCTTCAATGAATTCTCAAGCTAAATCTTATTGCTTTACTCTCAATAATTATTCTGATGATGAGGTATCCAGTGTCGAAGCATTCATCTCCTCCTTCTGTGACTATGGAATCTTTGGTCGCGAGGTTGGAGAGAATGGAACAGCTCATTTACAGGGATATTTCATCCTTAAAGAACGCCAACGTCTCAAGTTTCTTAAGGATCGATGCTCTGATCGAGCGCACTTTGAGAAATCAAAGGGCACTTCACAACAAAATAGAGCTTATTGCTCAAAGGATGGAATTGCTTTCGAGTTTGGCCGCTGTCCAGGTCGCGTCCCTTCAAAAACTCGAGACCAGCTTGCTCGAGAGTTCGTCGAGGACGTTTCAGGAGGTTGTGGAGCCGGACTCCTCAACTTTGCAGAAAGAAATCCCGGAGTCTTCTACTTTTCCGGACATAACTTGTTACGAAACTATCTTAGAAGCAGACCCGCCGTTGACCGTGGAGGAATATCTGTCAAATGGTACTATGGACCCCCCGGAGTTGGTAAGTCGCGTCGAGCCCATGGTGAATTGCCAGATGCCTACATCAAAGAGCCCAGAACCAAGTGGTGGACTGGATATGGACTGGAGCGAGCTGTTATCATTGATGACTTCGGACCTGGAGGAATTGATATAAATCATTTATTAAGATGGTTTGATCGTTATAAGTGTTTTGTTGAAACTAAGGGTGATATGGTTCCGTTGTATGCTGATACTTTTATTGTAACTTCTAATTTTCATCCTCGCGAAATCTTCAAGTGGGGTGACGAGGTTCACCCTCAGTTACCTGCTTTGGAGAGACGTATTGTACTTGAATTGATTGAATAAAATAATATTTAAATACATTTGGATTGTGATTAATTTTCACGGAGTGAGCGAAGCGAACGGAGGCGCTCCGAGCGGAGCGAGGATTTAGGCGACCCGGAGGGCGCAGCTATGACAGTTAGGCTGAGCGCGGGAGCGCGTAAGCCGGTTCGGGGGTTGAGCCGCAGGCTCCGTCTATAAAAGGCGAAGCCTTTGCCACGAGGTGCTCAATTGAACCGAAATCCCTCTCGTATAGACTGGATGGCTATGAAAAGAAAGAGAGTTTATTCTCCTGGTTCCTCTTGGGGTTCCAAGAGGAGACGTACTGGCAAGCGTGTTAGTCGTTTCAAACGTCGTGCTCGTACGACGAATACTTTAACAAGTCAGAGTGGTGTTGGTAGAAAGCTTCAATATAGAGGTCGTAGGTTGCGTAAGAGAGCTATCAGAAGTATTTTATGGCGTGATACAGTGTTCAAGCCTCATTATAGATCTGTTTCAGCTGTTTCTAGTACTATTAGTTCTCCTGCATCTAATAATACTGCGACTAATAATAGATTCCCGTTATTAAATTATGGTGGTGGTGCATTTTGGACCACTGCTGGTGGTACTAAGCCTATGGATGCTGGTGGTGCTGTTCCTGGTTTTGTTGGTGATGTTGTTATTCGTGGTGGAATAGTTGGTGCAACTATAACTAATGCTGCTACTGATCCAGTTATGGTTAATTTGTATTATTTATGGTCTATTGCTAGACCTGATTTTACATTGATATCTGGTACGGTTAGTGTAGGATATGATCCATCAATTGATTCCGATGTTACAACTGATGTTGGAAGAATTTACTGGAGTTCATCTGTGTTATTAACTCCTGGTCAAGTTTATAAATTTGAAAGAAGACTTAGGCCTACGAAGTTGGATCAACATGCTTATTTGAATGGTGGAAATAGTCCACAGTTGTTAGTTTCTGTTAATGACACGTTGTCTGCGACTGCGTCTCAGATACGCGTTACAACTTATTATAATTTGTCGTTTACTGCAGAATCCTTCTAGGTGAGCGCACAGGGTTAGTATTACCCCTGTGCGCTAGGAATGCTCACTTTTTGTCGTTTTGTGTAAAGTC